TTGGGCGTTGAGTCGGGCGTCGAATCGGGCGTCAGGTCGGGCGTCAAATCGGGCGTCAAATCGGGCATCGGGTCGGGCGTCAGGTTGGGCGTCTGGTCGGGCGTCTGGTCGGGCGTTGAGTCGGGCGTCAGGTCGGGCGTCGAATCGGGCGTCGCGTCGGGCGTCTGGTCGGGCGTCAGGTCGGGCGTTGAGTCGGGCGTTGAGTCGGGCGTTGAGTCGGGCGTCTGGCCCCAGCCGATCAAGGACGGCCTAACCCACGCCCGCGACAAGTGGGGCAGCGCCTGGATCGGCGGACATCTATGGGCTTCTGACATGGCGTTTCTCTCGTGGTTCAGGGATGTCGGTCACCTTGACCTCGACGCCGACCTGTGGGAGCGCTTCGCGGCGTACGAGGCGATCTGCGAGGCCGGGCCGTCCTTCTGGCATCACTTTGGTGACCGGCTCGTCGTCGCGTTCAGCGACCGGCCTCAAGAGCTGCACCGTGACCGCGAGGGAAACGCCCACCGCGAGGACGGTCCCGCGATCGTGTACCAGGACGGCTGGACGGTGAACGCCTGGCATGGCCTCGTCGTGCCCGACGACTTCTTCTCGTGGGACATCGAGCGCACGCTGAAGGAGGGCAACAGCGAGGCGCGCCGTTGCGGCATCGAGCGACTTGGCTGGGACTGCCTCATCGACAGGCTCTCCCTGGTCAGCGAGGCACCCGACCCCGGCAATCACCCGCACACCATCCGGCTGTTCGAGGGCGACCTGCTCGACGGCCTGTTCGATGAGCCGGCACGGCTCCTGGTCGCGCAGAACGGCTCGCTCGACAAGGGCGGTCATAGGCGCTCGTTTGGCCTGCCCGTACCTGCCGAGGTGAGCGATCCGGTTGCTGCGGCGGCGCTGCTGTTCGACGTGCCGGTGGAGACGTACCGGCAGTTGGAGCGGCGGTCGTGACCCCGGGCGTGGGATGAGCGGGCCTACGTGCCGGCGTGCGGTGGCATCGTCGGGCTCTCGGCACACCACGGGGAGCTCGACGGCCACAGGCTCGCAGGCAGTGACACGTTTCGTAACCCCCTGGAAGCCCGAGCGAGAGGAGAACCCATGACCGACACCCTGACCGCGTACCACAACGACCCGCAACTGAAGGACCGCATCATGGCGAAGATCGCCGCCCACAGAGAGACCGACAAGATCGTCAAGGGCATCTACTGGGCTGAAGGGAAGGGCTGCGCCGTCGGCTGTGTGCTTGAAGATCCCGACGGCGGCCACATGCGCTACGAGGCCGAGTTCGGCATTCCCGCACAGCTTGCATATCTTGAGGACGCCATCTTCGAGGCGCTGCCGGAGGATGCGTCAATCGCATGGCCCGAGCGATTCATGGGAGCGATCAAGCCCGGAGCCGACCTCTCGCGCATCTGGCCGGAGTTCGCAATCTGGCTGATGGTCGATGAGAAGTGGGGCGTCGTCAACACGGCCGACGATGGGGTCAAGGACATCTGCCGCCGGGTTGCAGACGGGTATGCGCGGCTGGGTACAGAGAACGCGCTGAACGACGAGGACGCGGAGAAGCTCGCTCGGGACGCTCGGGCCGCTTGGGCCGCTCGGGCCACTTGGGACGCTCGGGCCGCTCGGGCCGCTTGGGCCGCTCGGGCCGCTTGGGACGCTCGGGCCGCTTGGGACGCTCGGGCCGCCTTCGTCGTCGCCTCAGCCGACAAGCTCATCGAGCTATTGGAACTGGTCGGTAGGGATCATTTGGTCGATGCTCTTGTCGGAAAGGAAGCGCCGTGACCCTCGTTGCCGTGTTGCTCCTCTTGGTGGTTGGCGTCTTCTGGTTCTTTGATGGGATCGAATCGCCGTGAATGAAACCCTGGCAATCAACGACACAGGAGGGATCAGAGTGAACGACGAGCGGTTGGGGTTCATTCCGAGTCCCGCGCTAGGATTTCGAGTATGGATACAATCCATTTTGTCTGTCCTGGCAAGCCGTTGACCTGGCAGAGAGCCCAGCGTGGTCGCTACGGCTCAACCTACACGCCGGCTGATCGCGAATCAAAGATGTCCGAGGTCCGAGACTCCTGGCGAGTTCTAGGTGTCGAGCCGTTCCCCAAGAACGTTGATCTGGCGCTCAGCGTCGCGGTGTTCTGCATCCGGCCAGAGTCGCACTTCCGCACGAACGGAGAACTCAAGCCCTGGGCCTTGACCGCTCGACCACGCTCAGGAATCAACGGCGGCGATGTCTCGAACTTCATCAAGCTGGTCGAGGACGCTCTCAACCTCGTGGCTTACTACGACGACACCCAGATAGTCGAATACCGCGAGCCGATGGGCAAGTGGTTCACGCCGTGGGGCGAGATGCCGCGCACAGAGGTCACGCTGACCCCCGTCACGCACCTGGCGAAGCGTCCCGAGACTCCCCAGCTCGCCCTAGTCGCCTGATGGCAAAAAACGGCACCAGAGAGCAAATGGCAGCTAAGCGCGCCCTCTGCGAGAAGCTATGGGCCGAAGGCACCCCCACCTTAGAGATCGCCCGTCAGATGGGATGGAGCACCAAGCATCCCCCGAGCAACCACATCGCCGCCTACCGGCGCAAGGGCTGGAACCTGCCGCCACGGTTCACGACGGGGCCGAAGGCAAAGAGAATCGGGTAGGATCACCTGCCCAACCAAACCGGGGAGGCGAGGATGAGCACTCAATCGGAATCCGCTCTGAAGACGGCCAACGCGATCCGCAAGGCACGAGCGGTCGCCAAGTCCGAACTGCGAGAAGGCCGCATCACCCTACGCGAAGCCCTCGACCTCGACTGCTTCGCCAGCATGACGATCTATAAGCTCCTGATCGCTCAGAAGAACGTAGGCGACTTCCGCGCTCTGGCAGTCCTTCACCGCTTGCAGATCAACCCCCAGCGCCGCGTCCAGGGCCTCACCGAGCGCCAATGCAATCTGATCGTGGAAACCATCCGATGATCGGTTATGATGTAGGCATCCCCCAACCCAAGGAGAACCCACATGAACACTCTCGAATGGATTGGTATTGCCATCGGCAGCGTATGGGGCTTCTGTGCGCTCTGCCTCCTGATCCTCGCCTTCCTGTCGAAGTGGGCAAACGACCGCGAGATAGACAGGCTGATCTCAGAGGCCGAAGCGGAGCTTGCAGCTTGGAGGGCACAATAAACGCCGAGCACCAGGAGCGCCCAGTCGCATCCCTTCTCAGACCGCACTCAGGCAACGCGCAGGCGAGCGTCGTGAACATCAACACCGTTCGAGACTGGAACAGCGGAATGAGAGCAGTCCAGAGCCAAGCAGAAGCACTTGAGGCAGCCGTGGACGCCCTGATAGCCATAGCCCATGTCAACAGCGCTGAGGGTGAGGTTGCCTTGATCGCTCTGCGCTTCATCAAGGATCTGGTGTGCTCGTGAAGTAAGCTATGGGCGTGTTCGTCTCCGCTGAGGAAGCACGCCGAATCGTCCAGGGCAAACAGCATCAACTGAGGCGACCGCTAGGCAAGCAGAAGCTCTCAGAGGGCAAGTCCTACGCCCTGAAGGTGGGGAAGGCCCCAAGCAAGCTAAAGATCACGGTGCTCGAGCTCTCAGAGCAGAATCAGAGCGATTTCAGCATCCGCGACGCCAAGCGCGAGGGCTATAGAACCACCAAGGAAGCCCGAGAACATTGGCCCCAGAAGCTCAAAGACGCTCAGAGACACCAACTCGTGAGCTTCAGCCTGGGAGACAACTCCGACCAGATCAGACTCCTGCGATCAGGAGCGCCGGCGATGGTCCTGTGCAAAGCCTCGGTCAAATGGATTGATTTCAGCACCGAGCCTCCGCTTGAATGGACTCAGCCCTGCCATCGAGCATTTGCCGATGACCAAGAAGTCTGCAAGTGCGGCGCACGTAGACCGGCAGAAACCGAGGAAGACCGGGGCTACACGACCAGACCCCAAGCAGCTCTCAAGGACGCCGGCGAGGAAGTCTCCGAGAGCTGGCAGAAGCGCTACGCCAAACAAGCCGAGGAGCAATACATCGGCATCGTCGCTGACCGCTCCAAACGCCTCCAGGCCGCGATAGCCGAGATCAAGCTCCACGCCAACGGCGAGAACGTCAACAAGCGCCTACGCGAAGCGCAAAGACGAGCCAAGAAGTGTTCGCCGTTGGATGTGGTACTTTAATTCGCAAATTGGTCCTGATCGTGGCGCATCAGAGTGCCATGCGGGAGCTGAGCAACCTAAGGCCGCTGCATGGCAAACACCGCCGAACTAGACCAGCACGTAACCGAAATAGCCACGATCGCCTCAAGTATTCAAGGCGCAATCACGACGATGAGCCAAGCCTTAGCCGTCGAACCTCCGAACGTGTACCAGCTGCGCACAGATCTCCAAGCCATCGCTCAGCAGGCCGCGAGACTTCAGAACCTATCGCCGTTGAGCGCGAGCGAATGATTCTCGCCGCCTTCATGCTCGCCCTGTTCGGCTACACCGCTTGGCAACTCCTCAAAGCATGATCGAGGAGCCCAAATGCCTACGCTGTGGCCACCCACTCGACCACGACGCCAAAGAGCTTGAAGACCGCCAGTACGAGTGCCCTCGATGCGGCTGGTGGATCACGCAGAAGCTCCTGGACAGACTCGACAGAGAGCCAAAATCACCTTGAAGGATCATAAGCGGACCCTCCTCGCATCGCCTTACATGGCGACTGTGGGCCTGTTTTTTCTCGCCAGATAGCTCAGAATCGCCGTCTAAGGCGTTTTGAGCGCTAATCCATGGGATGGTCCCGCCAAGTCCCCGCATCGCCTTACATGGCGACTGTTGGGCCTGTGCCGGATGCGTGTACCCAGCAGGCCTGACGCGGAGCGAGGCCTCACGCTCGGCTCGAGGATCAAGGGCGCCACGGGTTCTGCCGAAGTACGCACGCCGCCTCTACCTGATCTGGCCGCCCAGGCACGAGAACGGCGATCCCTCCAGAGCCCGCCGAACGGCGGCTCCCTGGACGATCGCCGGTGGCCTTCTGATCGGGTGCACTGGGGCCGGCTCGAAGAATGGCCTACAAGCTGCTCAGGTTCAACGGCCACGAGTCTCAGACGTGCTAGAGCCGCGATCAACGGCGATTGGAGCTGGGTAGCGACCGCCCGCTATACCCAAACACCGCCGCCGGCTCGCGTCCGTATCCAATGCCCGATCCACCAATCAGTGCGCGATCCCCACGAGGATGGATCAGTGCCCGACGGCCTGAGCTGGCTGGCGGCGATGATTCCGGCAGGCGCCCGATCACGAAGTAGACGGCGGCGACGCCTTAACCGTTGCAGGCTCTGCGGCCTCCCTCCCGGCATGCCCGGCGGGTCTTCCGGCATGCCCGAGTTGACGGGCCGTGAGGCGCGGCTGAAGGCCGGCACGACCGCCTTGAACACCGATTGCAAGATGGGGGTTGACCTGCAAGCGATGATCGACCAAACGTGACATGCACTTAGCGCGGCGCACACTGGCAGGGGGTGCGTGCGATTGCGGGGTTGAGTGCCCCCATTTGAGGGGGCGGTACTCAGATCCAACACCCCTCGCAAGCAACAGACCACAAGGCCGGCTGTCGGTGCCTCAACTGCGATCTCTCGGGCGAAGGGGAACGTCTCATAACGACGGCCCCCCGCCCTCGCTGAGCGGAGTCCCGGACCCCAGACGTAGAATCGAGCCCCTCGGGGCTCTCAGAGGCTTAGGAGGCCCACGATGAGTCGCTACGATGCTGCGGTCAAGGCTCTTGGCCTGAAAGCCAAGGGCACCTCAAGCGAGGAGTCCCCCAACCCGAAGATCCAGAAGCTCCCTCGCAAGCCGGGGAACCAGCGAGACTTCGGGATGCTCACCCCCGGTGCCAAAGCTCGCCACGCCTACTCGGGTCCGGCCTCAGAGCAGGAGTCGATGTCGGAAGGCAAGGTCGAATCAGCGTTTGGACAGAGACCGGGAGAGAAGATGCAGCTCTCGAACTCGAGCACCCCTTACCAGCATCGAGACATGCAAACAGCCCTCAGAAAGAAGGTCTAGATGGCCCTGGAAAAATTCACAGTGATCTTCTCCGCACAGGACGCCGGCGTACAGCCCTTGGCGAACTGGAAAGCGGGAGAAGTCGTCACCAAGGCTGGTAGCGCGAGCACCGGCTACATCAATGCCAACCCGGGCACGTTGCTGACCAACGAAGTCCTGGAGGCCAAACTCGTCACCATCGAAGCGGAATCCGCCGAAGAAGCAGCGGAGGCCGTGAGGATCTTCTACACGGGTGGCCCCACGCTTCCCGGCGCCGGTGCCGCCATGAAACCGCCCTTCACCTCCGGTGGCATGGTCAACGGCAAGATGCTCGCAGGCAAATCTCCCTCCGAAGTCAACGCGATCCCCTAAGGAGTCGAAATGGCCGAAGAAGCATATCTCGTCGCATTTGGCACCAAGCAGGCGGGATCGGGGTTCCAGTTCTCCGCGAACTCGCCGGTCCTTAAACCCACGAAAACCGCAGGCAAGGGCTCGAACTCGAAAGCCACGATCGGCTACGACCTTGAGGAAACCGGGGGCCTTTCCGAAAAGGAGGGCATCCTCGGTGGAGGGGTTGCCGAGTGCAAGCTGATCGAAGTCAAGGCGGAATCCGCTGCGGAAGCCGTTGAAGCCGTACGGGAATACTTCCCCCAGGAGGCCTACCAGGGCGTCTGTAGGGCGGTCGTCAAACCCAACACCAACTTCAAAGCGGTGAGCTAGGTGGCCATCGAAGAATATGTGGTCATCCTGAACAGCCAGGACGAGCCCAGCGCCAAACCGCAACTGACGTGGGTGGGCGCTGCCGCCGGGGCTGAAATCGCAGAACCCGGGAAAAACAGGCCGGTCAAAACGGCGACGGTGATCCGGGTGCAGGCGGAATCCGCCTCTGAAGCGATCACGGGAGCCAAGCAGTGCTTCCCCAACGCCGTCAATGGCACGATCTACGGCATCCTCAAAAGCTCGCTGACGACGGGCTGAGATGCTTCAGATAGACCGGGAGGCCATCACAAGGCTTCCCGAGGCGCAGCGGGACGAGGCGCTGGCTCTCCTTGAGTCTTACGAGTCGGCGCTGCGCAACAACCCGATGATCGGCTACCAGCCGCACCCCAAGCAGGTGATCTTCCATTCATCGCGCGAGCCGTTGAAGGCCTTCCTCGGGGGAAACAGAAGCGGAAAGACCACGGCGGGAATCCTCGATGACCTGATCCAGTGCGTCGATAAGGACTGCCTCCCAGAGCATCTGGTCCCCTACAAGCACTGGGAACCGCCGTTTCATTGCAGGGTCATCGTCCCCGACTTCACCTCAACGATGGAGGGCGTGATCTTCCAGAAGCTCCGCGAATGGGCACCCAAGGGCCAGCTCGTCGGGGATCGCTTCGACAAGGCTTATGAGAAGACGACACGGAAACTCAACTTCAAGAACGGTTCCACGATCGACTTCCTCACCTTCGAGCAGGACCTCGACAAGTTCGGGGGCGCAGCCAAGCACCGCATTCACTATGACGAGGAGCCACCGGAAGACATCCGCCGCGAGTCGATGATGCGCCTGATCGACTACGGGGGCGATGAGTTGTTCACGATGACTCCGCTCCACGGCATGAGCTGGATGTTCGACAAGATCTGGGAACCGTGGAGCAAAGGCGTCCTTGAGGAGGCGACGCTCGTCCTGGTGGACATGGACGACAACCCCTACCTTGACGAACGGACCAAGAAGCGCGCACTCGCCGGCCTTACCAAGGAGGAGCGCGAAGCCAGGAAATCCGGGCGCTTCGTCCACTTCCACGGGATGATCTACGACGAGTTCTCCCGCAACTCCCACATCATCCCAGAGATCAGCGAGGTTCCTCCGGGCACGAGAATCTACGTCGGCATCGACCCGGGCATGAGGCACATGGCCGCCGTGGTCTGGACCTACCTGACCACCGAGGACATGCTGGTCCAGTTCGATGAGCTCGCGCTCCAGGGCCACACGGTCGCCCAGGTTGCCGAAGCGATCAAGCTCGTCAACCAGAAGTGGGGCCAGAAAACGGAGTCAGGGGCGATAGCGAGCCTTCACCCCGACTGGTATGTGATCGATCCGAGCGCGAGGAACGTCGTCCATCAGACCGGGCGCTCAGACCAGATGGAGTTCACAGACCACGGCATCGTCACGATCCTTGGCCAGAACTCCGTCACGGCGGGGATCAACCGGGTCAAGGAGAGGTTGCAGGCCCATCGCTTCCTCATCACCGCCAACTGCCAGCAGACCATCGACCAGTTCCGCAAGTACCGCTGGGCAACTCCCACGAGAACGGAGAACGAGCCCAAGGAGGCTCCGGTCAAGAAGGACGACCACCTTCTGGATGCGCTCCGCTATGTCGTGGCGAGCAGGCCCTACGCCATAAACGAAACGGTCGAGGAGGCCAAGATGCACCCACACGAACGAGCGGCCTATGAAGAGATGACCGGCAAGAACTACAGAAAGAAGCGGATTCCGGCGACGGACATGGGAGGGATCTATGCGTAGCTGGATCACACACCACTTCGGCACCCGCATCATGCGCTGGCTCTACCCCTCCTCCTCGGGCCGTCCAACCTTCGAATACGTCTCATCCTCAACGAAAGCGAGCCATGACCCGTTTGGTGAATGACATCAGAGAAGCGGGCAAGCCGATCCACTGCTCGGCCTGCTTCAACTCCCAGGACATCCGGCACATCGACTTCGACGCCGCCTGCGACAGGGGCTACGCGAACGAGGAGGCCGTACAGGTCGTGATGGATGACCTGATCCTGTGTGAGAACTGCGTACGCGCCGGCGCAAGGCTGCTCGGCATGGAGGATGAGGGAGTCAACACCGAGCGAATCTCAGACCTCGAGCGCAAACTGGAGATCAAGGACAAGCTCTACAAACAGGCCTCGACCTACGCGGACAACCTCGAGGACGCCTTCGAGAGCCGCCCGATGCCAATCCAGATCGACCACCGCAAAAAGCCCCGTAAGCAACTTGAGGAAGTGGCCTGATGCCCAGAGGAACCGCGTTTGACCTCGAAGTCTTCAAGACCCTCAAGGCAACGGAAATCAAAAAAGAAGGCGAAGAAACGGTCACGGTCTGGACCCCGGAAACCGGCAAGCGGTTCCGTCTGTGCGGGTTTGTGTTCTATGGCTCCACCGAAACGAACCTCTCGCTGCTTGACGAAGGCACGGTGTTCTTCGTGACGGCGTCCGCTGCGAAAATCGCAGTCCCGATCGTGTTCCCTCAAGGGGGCTACCTCTCGGTGAAAGCCGGGAACAAACTGAAGCTCAACCTTTCAGCGACCAATGCCACCGCGAGCTACACTTTCTACGGAGTGGAAGACATCGCATGAGCGAGCTTGACGACCTCTTTGAGCGTCTGTTCTCAGACTGGGAGCAGGACCCTGAGGAACGATCAACCCCTGATGGCCAGAGCCTTCGAGAAGGCTGCTACGGCGATGGAGCTCGAGCGAGCGCTCACGCGGGCCAACAGGGATGCCGCTGCCGAGCTGGACAGGCACGGAACCCTCTGCGCCGAGATCGACAGGCTCCAGGCGAAGCTCTCAGACCTTGAAGTCGAGCTGTCGTAGGCAGAACGCCTTCACGAGCAGATCGCCTCAGAGCGGGTGATCCACCAGCGAGAGCTGTCAAAGGAGGAGTTCGACTCCGCCGGCGAGCAGGAGGCGATAGCCGAGCGCGACTGGACCAAGGGGGTCTGATGCCACAGATCGAAGTGATCCGCCCCCTTGAGGTCGGACCAACCGGAGGCTCGGAACTCACGATCACCAACAGGGGATCAAACCCGGTCTACTACGGCGAAGGCCCAACGGTCTCCTCATCGAACAAGTTGGGAACGCTCAACCAGGGCGAACATCTCACGGTCGCCCAGTCCATTTGGATCGTCGCTGGAAAAACGCCGGCCATCGTTGATCTGCGCGAAGTCGAGATCCCGGTGCAGGTCAGCCTTACCGCCGGCGAAGGGATCGTGGTCAACGGCCACGAAATATCAACCTCCCCTTCGGTGGTAAGCGCCGGAGAATCGGCAATAGGGGTCTTTCCCGCCATTCGATACGGCCTCACCGAAGGTGGTACAGCCGCCGCTAACAAGACGGCAATCGACAATGCGCTCACGGCGGCCAAAGAAGCGGGCGGTGGAACGGTGGTTCTACCGAGCGAGTGGTCCTTCGTGACCAACGGAGGTCACGTTGTTCCATCGGGTTGTCGCGTAGTTACACTCGGGCGCAAGGCCGAAGTCCGCAACCGTGGGGCCACCTACTGCTTCAAGCTCATGGGCGCAGAAAGTGGGAGCCGAGGCGGACGCCTTGAAGGTCTATCGATTGTGGGATCGTCGGGAACCGAATCGGCTGTGGCTAAAGGTATCGGCGTCGAGATCTCCAATGGACAGCAATCGGCGTTCCGCGATGTGTACGTCTACGGGTTCACGGCTACGGAAGGCATTGGCGTCAACTTCCACATAGCTGCCGGTGCCCCTGAATACGAGTACGTAGAGCAGACCGATCTCGTTGACTGCGTGGTGGTCAACTGCAAGACGCTCATCAACTTCGTCTCCGACGTCGGAAGCACTAAGTCGTTCGGATACACCCGAACGCGCGGGTTGCAGTTGCAGACCTACGAAGGGCAGACCGCCATCAAGGTCGTGTCGGGCACGCTCTACAACGCCAACATCGAAGCTAACCTGCACTACGCAGGCAAAAACGGCGTAGGGCTTGAAGTAGTGAAAGGCGGCATCGTGTGGCAGGGCACGCGCCTGCACATAGTCGGTGAGCGACTGGAATCGGTCACAGGCTGCAAGCGCCTCGTAGTGAAGGGCGAGTTCCAGGCGAGCGGAAAGTTCTACATTGCCAGTGGGCTGCCTGATGAAAAGTCTGAAGCCGAACAGTGCGGATTCGTTGAGGACCAGCTCGATCCGGCAGAGATTGAAGCGCTTGGAAACCTCGAAATCGCCTCTGCGGAATTTGGAATGTATTTTCCAAGTGGCACGCAGTTCTGGAAGGTCACGGGAAAAACGGAAATCAAGGGCATCTCGGGAGCTTATGAAGGCCAGCTAATTACCTTGCAGTTCGCCGAAGCTCTTACTATCGCGGTGTCGGGCAACATTCATCTCAATGGAGGCGTTGCGAACACCTTTGGTGCAGGGGGCGTGCTGACGGTAGTTGGCCGCAGCGGACAGTGGTATGAGGTAGCGCGATCGGAACTACCCTCTTCGGTGGTAAGCGGCAGTCCCAGCTTCTATGCGACGGTGGCCGGCGAACCGGGCCAGCTCATCTCAGGGGTCATCACGCGCTCAGCAAACGGCGCGGCTCTCAAAGCCCCGGTGACGTGGCCCGACGGCGCGACGGGCGAGTACGAAGGCACCGAATCGACGACCGTGGCCGGCGCAATCGACAGCTACACGATCACCCACGTGCTCGGCGCCGTCACGCACACCTACACGCAGCCGAAAGTCACGCGCAACGCGGAAGGCGCCGTGACCGAACGACCCGCGATCACCTACGTCTGATGGGCCTTCTCGACGCACCGAGCCTTCGCCTCAGCGATCCGCGCGCCGTCGCCGCGCCGCGCCTGGTGACCAGCCCGAAGATCAAGAACATGGTCGGCGCGGGCGAACTCGGCGAAGGCACGATCAAAGTGAGCGACAGCGGCGCCTCGTCCCTGACGGGGACCTCGCTCACGTTCGGCCCCTCGACGCTACCGATCGTCACGGGCGTGCGCACGGTGCAGGCCGTGAACAACAAACTCGCCGCGGTGATGCGAGCCCGGATCGGGAAAGGCACGCTGACGAAAGGTAGCCTCACGATCACGGGCGTCGCGCTGAACCCTGGGAGCGAACTGAATCCCTCGACGTCCGACTACGTGACGGCGGCCGGACTCACGAACGCGATGGCCGTGTCGAGCTACAACGCCGGCACGAAAACGCTCGTGCTCAGCGGCGCGACGGGAGAAGTCACCGGCGAAGGCGAAGTCGAACTCCTCTTCCACTACATCTGCTGCTTTCAGCCCCTCCAGGTCTTCGTCGACGGCAACACCAACGCCTTTCAGTTCGTGGTGGCCAACACGGTCGCCAAAGGCGTCTCGGTGCGGATCTGGGTCAACGAGCAGCCGGTCACGTGGACGCCGCACGTGCTCGAAGAAACGGGCAACCGCGTGGTCAAGGTCACGGGTCTCGGGAGCGAATACAAGCGCATCATGATCGAGCTGATCGGCAACGGCGCGACGGGCTTCCCCAACATCGCGAGCCTCTACGCCGAAAACCAAACGGACACCTGGTATGCGCCGCAGGTCAAGACCTCGCGCGCCGTGGTCATCGGCGACTCGATCTGCTCGGGGATCGGCACCGCGGAAACGGGGACCGACTGCCGCAATCCGTGGTCGGTGCAGATGATGCGCCGCCTCGGGATCTCAGACCTCGTCAACCTCGGCTGGCCGAGCACGGGCTTCTCGCCGCCCGGCCCGCAGTATCAGGCGTGCTCTGCTGAGGTGATCGCGCTGAACCCGGCAGTCGTCGTGATTCAGGGCACGCTGAACGACACCCTCTACCACGAATCGAACGCCGGCGTCTATGACCCGATCATCAAGGCCCACTGTGCCGAACTCCTGAAAGCGCTACGCGCGGGGCTGCCATCGGCCACGATCGTGATGACGAAGGTGCTCCGCCCCGGCTTCAAATCGGCAGACGAAGCGGTCGGGAAACTCTACGAAGAAGCGGCCGCCGAAGCGGGCGTGACGATCGTCAACCCCGAAGGCATCATCTCCGGCTCGGGCTGCGCGGCCACGATCGGCTTCGCCGTGACCCCGAACACGTCGACGGCGACGCTCCATGGCACGACAGAAGTCACCGAAGTGGCCAAACCGGGATTCGTCGGCGGCAACGGCTGTGAAATCTCAGGGACGAACATCAAAGCCGGGACGACTGTCACGGCCGGCGCCGGCACGGCCACCATCACGATCAGCAACGCCGCCGAAGGCTCGGGAGCGGTCACGCTGACCGCCAGGGCGTTCCCCAAAAACGACGGGGGCGCCGACGTCGAACGGTGCTGTGACTTCACGCACCCGAACCAGCGCGGCCACGTCACGCTCGGGGCGGGCATGGTGCAGCGAGTCGCCTCGAGCCTGAGCGTGCTGCCGTGAGCGGCTCTACCCCCTATGCGTGACAAGGAGGGCACATGACCTACATCGCAGGACTTCTCGTCGCCGCCCTCGTGATCCAGCACTGGTTTCACGGGAAACAGTTGGACGACCTTCTGGCCGAGACAGGCCATGAGCGCAAACTTCTCCTCGAACGCATCCAGCACCCCACGGTCAGACAGGTAGAGCCCGGACCCCAAATCGAATACGACCCGCCGCCGAAGGACTCGGCCGAGCTGGCGCAGGTGGGTCAGATCGTGCCCGATGGCTACTACGTGGGCGAGAACGGAGATCAGAATGGCGCTTGAAAAATGGACGGTCATCTTCGACTGCCAGTCAGCGGGAACGCTCGACACGGTTCCTGCCTTCGCCGCCGGCAGCCTCACGGTCGAAGGCCTCAACAAAGCCGCAAGCTACCCAGGCCCGGCCAACGAATCCGCAGGCAACTGGAACCCCGTAATCGCCAAGGTCGCCATCGTGGAAGCCGAATCAGCAGCCGAAGCCGCCAAAGCCGTCAGGGCCAAGTACGGCGAAACCAACGGCAACGCCAAGGTGCTGACGGCGAAAACGTCGAACGTGGCCGAAACAAGCATCTAGCGCATGGCTGAATCGTCGGTCCCGAGTTCGAACCAGCTCGACTACCGTGATATCACAGTCCAGGACCTGGACAAGCTCTTGGCAATGAGCCGTGGGGCGCGTAGTCGATTCGAACCAACATGGCATCTGAACTATGCCTATTACTTCGGCGAACAGTGGCTCTTCTGGAACAGAGGACGCCTCGACAGACCGCGCCTCGACCCTCACCGCGTAACCCTCACCGACAACCGCATCATCGGCATCGTTCGCACAGAGCTTGCGAAGATGACCAAGCAGAACCCGGCATGGCAGGTCGTTCCGAACTCCGCCCAGGACTCAGACCTTCAGTCGGCTCTGATGGGCGAGAAGATCCTCGACTACCTCTGGCGCGAGAAGAAGATGCGCAACAAGCTGGTCGATGTCCTGCTCTGGTCAAGGATCACGGGCTCGGGGTTCTGGAAGATCGTCTGGGACTCCGCACAGGGCCAGAAAGTCAACGTCCTCGCTGACGAAGAAGGCAAGCCGGTGATCCACTCGGAAACCGGAGCGCCGATGAAGCCGGTCGAGGTCGAAGATGAAAACGGCCAGCTCCCCGAAGGCCTCCAGTCGAAGGTCATCGCCACCGGAGATGTCCATGTCGAAACGGTCGCGCCGTTCGAATTCCTCTCTGACCCGATCGCCACAAGGCTCGAGGACGCCGAGTGGTGCATCCAGGAGAACGTCAAGAGCCAGGAATACGTCCGCCAGCACTACGGGATCGTCGTCCCCACGGACACCGACATCGCCCCGGGCCCCACCGAAGCGAGGATGTTCCCCTCTTATCAGATGGGCGGCACGTCGAACTACAAGGGCGTGAAGATCCACGAGTACTGGTGCAAGCCCAACGCCACGCACCCCGAAGGACGTAGGGCGGTATGGGCCAAAGGCAAAATCCTCTTCGAAGGCCCGAACCCCTACAAGTGCCTGCCCTACGTGATGTTCCCCGGCATCCCGATCCCCGGACGGTTCTGGCCGACATCGGTGGTTGAGCAGCTTCGCAACCCGCAGACCGAGCTCAACAAGATCAGAAGCCAGATCCTCGAGTCCGCGCAGCGCATGGGCAACCCGTCGATGCTGATCTCAAAGCAGGCCAACACCCAGGTCTCAGGTGTTCCGGGCGAGGTCGTGATGTACGACGACACGACACTGAACGCCAAGCCCGAATACCTCACGCCTCCCTCGATGCCGCAGTACGTGCTTCAGCAGCAGGAACGGATCGAAGCGGCGATGCAGGACATCTCAGGCCAGCACGAGGTATCAAACGCCCAGGTTCCGGCGGGAGTCAAGGCTGCCTCAGCGATCAACCTGCTCCAGGAAGCCGATGACACCCGTCTGGGGCCGGCGATCTACGACATGGAGGAAACCCTCGGCGTGGCCGGGACGATGCTCCTGAAGCTCGTCGCCCAGTATTGGACCGATGACCGCACCATCATGATCGCGGGCAAGGACCACGAACTCGACGCGATGGTCTTCCGGGGCGCGGCGTTGAAGTCGAACACCCAGGTCGAAGTCCAGGCCGGGTCGCAGTTCCCACGGAGCAAGGCAGCCAAGCAGGCCGCGATCCAGGACATGCTCAACCTCTACTTCCAGTACCAGGGCAACCAGCCGATGAACAAGCGCATGATCGGCAAGGTCCTCGAAGACATGGAGGCGGGAGGCCTCGCCAAACTCTTCGGGGACATCTCGGTCGATGAGTCCCAGATCAACCGCGAGAACCAGCAGATCTCTCAAGGTGTGGCCCTTCAGATCAACGCCTACGACAACCACGAGGCCCACATCGAAGGCCACGAGGAATTCCAGAAGGGACCGACCTACGTAAAGCTCGGACCCATCATCGGCCGGCTGATGGAAAACCACGTCAACGAACACCGCCAGCAGTTGATGGCCGCGATGGGCCCGATGGTCACGCCCGGGGCACCAGGACAACCGGGAGCCACTGGAGCACCAGGCGGAAATGGCTCGACACCACAACCAGCACCTACAGGAGGCGCACCCTCATGAGCAAGAGCACCCCTGGCCTCCTGAAGGCCATACAGGACTTCCACGCCGAGCACGGTGCGGACAAGGAGCACGAGTCAACAACGGCCCTTCTGGCGCGCGTTGCGGGCGATATAGGACCACGCAAGGGCAAAGCCGAGGATTCCTCCGTCGCAGACTCCCCAGGGCGTCAGGCGGCGCGAGAGGTCTCAATGCCCTCAGAGGCGAACCACGACGGCGGTGAGGGCAACAAGACCACCAACGCTCCGGGAAGCCCGGACATCCCGGACCCCGTCGCAGACCAGCACGACAAAAGCTACCCGTCGCAGATGTCCGGCACAGAGCCCGTGCGCTCGGGAGGCAACATTCTCTCAGCGATGCCCGGTCCCAAGGCCCAGTCGGGAGAGCTGCCCGACATCCGCCGTACCGCTTCGCTTGCAGCTCTTGAGAAGGGCAAGTCCTCAGCGGGCAACGCGATCTCAAACGCTCGCGGCATGGCAGAGCCCAACTCTGAGCGCATGGGCGATGTGAAGGCCCCCGCCAAGGCCCCGCCTGATAAGAACACCGGCTCTTATGAGGGCACACCGCCCTTCGCCAAAGAGTCCCTGTCCGGTGACGGCTGGTCGAAAGCCGGTGCCAAGGCTAAGCAGATGTGGGCCAAGAAGTGATCGGAGGAGCCTCTTCAAGCTGGCATGGCCGGAACGCCTGCGAAGAACTCTGCAAGGCGATGGCCGAATGCCGCGAACAGTGGGGCGATGACCCGGCCTACAAGGACGTGATCTGGAAGCTCGACCAGGTGGAACAGGAACTCGACCTTCTGACCGCCTCGCCGGGCCGCAGAGCCGTTCTACGGGCAGCGATGCCCAACATGGCAGGCCAGGAGCCCAGCCACCGCGAGGAGGCTCCGATGGGAGTCCAGCGTGTCTGAAGCGCAGTTTCTGATCTCGGGCGAAAAGGAACTGCAAGCCACCAACACCGCTGAACAGATCCTCAAGGAAAGCCGCGTCATCACCGGCCTTCTCGTCACGGCCTTCAAAACGAATACAGCGGTCGTGAGGATCGGCCCCGAAGGACTGGGAGGCACGGCCTACCCGATGGAAGCCGGCGAGGCGATTGCCATCGACCTCATCGACATCTCCCGCGTCTACGTCTACGGCAAAGAAAAAGACAGGGTCAAGTACATCGGCCTGCGCCCGTGAGCCATATCCAGCGCAATACTCCGCCGAGCGAAGGCAGCGGCAAAGAATACACAACTGGCGCAGGGCTCGAAGGCGGCGGCGCCACGGCGGAAATCAAAGTCAAAGCCGGCGGCATCACCGAAACGATGCTGGCGTTGGCACTGCTAGGTCCCGAAGCCACGGCGTTTGGCCTGCGCAAGCTCGGCACCGGAGCGCTCGAAGCGGCAGCGGGCAATGACTCACGGCTGAGCAACGAACGTACGCCGACCAACAGCTCGGTCACGGCCGCAAAGCTCGCCACGGCCGTTATCGAAAAACTCGTTATTGGCGGTGGCAAAGCCGGGCAGGCCCTCGTCAAGAAAGCCGGGTCTGCCGAAGGCGCGCTCGAATATGAATGGAAGACGGTTGAAAGCAGCGGCGGCGAATACGAACTCACCGAAGCCAAGATCGCCACGGCCAAAGGCGTCACACTCACCACCGAACAGACCATCACCGCCCTCAAGAAGTTCTCCACGAGCGAAGTAGAACCCACGGTCCTCCGCATCGCGGGCAACACGCTCGAATCCAAACACAACCTCTTCTCGAACCTCGTCAACTACCCGTTGGCGCTGACGCTCTCCGGGACGAACCCAGGACTCCGAGCGCTCAACGTCGAAGGTACGACCACATGGGCGACCAACCCCGAAGGCACGTCCACGATGCAGTTGTTCCGCAACGCGATGACAGTTGCGACGACGGGCAATCGGACGATGTCGAAAATCACATCTTTTCAAGCCTCCGCAGCTATGTCGCCCGCCGCAGGATCGACCACAACGGGATGGCACCCAACCGCGCTGCTGGCCAATAGCATTTTCAGCTCGCTTTCAAGCGGAACTGCCACCGGAGAAGCACATGGTGTCATCGTGGAAGGAACGGTTCAGAAGGGATGGACTCTAAGCACATATGGAGGCCTGCTCTTCAAAAAACCCGAAATCACCGGGAGAAGCGCGATCACGACTGTCGTAGCCTTCGATATCGAAGAAATCAAACTCCGAAAAAAATCGACCGCCGAAGAAATCGAAGAAGGCGAAGCGGAATACAAAGAACCTCTAATCACGACTGCGTTGAGCCTTCGGAGTGCCGGTAAAGAAGTCCAGATGCGCCACGCCGGACCAGCAAAGTTTGGGGCGAATGAAGCGCCGACCAGCGGTTACACCCTTGATGCAGCAGCAGGCGACATCGCAGTCAGCACTGTAGGCAATACCTACCGGGTCAAGGAGGGCGAAAACGCCAAGATGGGCAAGGCCTCTCTGACGGCAGGCAAAGTCACGGTCGCCACAACGGCCGTCACGGCCAACTCCCGCATCTTTGTCACGGTGCAGAAACTCGGAACCGTCGCCGTTGCTAGTGGCTATGCCGTGACGGCCCGCACCGCTGGGACCTCGTTCACCGTGGAAGCTTCGGTGGCAACCGATACCTCAGAACTCGCATGGCTCATCTTCGAGCCCGCCTAAAGGAGAGAACCCCATGACACCACCCAAACGCCAACGCTCTCCCGCAAGACCCCACCGGGGATGAAGCCACGGAAGGTCTCAGACGCCGACCTAGCCGTCAAACAGGACTTCGACGCCCGCGAACAGCAGCTCGGACAAGCGGAAGTGGAGATCGCCCACGCCCTCACCTTGCTCCACGGCGAACGCAACCGCTGGCGCACGGCAGAGATCGACCCGAGGTATCAGATGACCGCCGCCGACCGGATCGCAGACGATGGGACGATAGTCCGGTCCTAGAACTTCCCTTCCATAACGGAGGAAGACACCTACGGGTGTATGTAGCGCCAGGGGCAGGCCAGGGCCTTCGGGTACAGCCACATTGCTACAGCGCAGAAGGAGAAGCAAATGCCAGACGACCTACAGCCCGGAAACGAGGGCCAGGGGGACGCCAGCACAGGGATCTTCGATCCCTACCTTCAAGCCGTTCCCGAGGACGCCCGCGAGACAGTTGCGAGCTACCTCAAAGACGCCGAGAAGAACGTAAACGGACGCCTCGCTGAGGCAGCCGAACTCCAGAAAACGTTTGGAGCCTTCAAGGACGTAGAAGGGCTCACGACGTATGACCCAGCAGACCTGTCCCAGCTCATAGCGTGGCATCAGTCCGTCACCGCCAATCCCGATGTATACAAGGAGTGGCTGAGCAGGGAAGCGCAGGAGGCTGGTCTCACCCAGGCCGAGGAGCAGGAGCTCCAAGAGGCTGAGGAGACCGGCGAGCTCACGCGCGAGCAGGTGCAGCAGCTCATCCAGGACACCGCAGAGCAGAGGCTTGCCCCGATCGAGGAGCAGTTCTCAGCCCTGCAAGCCGAAAAAGCAGTTGACACCGAGGCCACGGCGATCGACTCTGCCTTTGACCAGATCCAGTCGGAGTTCAAACTGGAGCTGAACAAAGACCAGAAGGCGGTCATCCTCGACCTCGGAATGCCCCTCGCCTATGACGAGAAGGGCAACGAACTGCCGATGGGCGACTCGAGCTGGGTCCGCAAGGGGTTCGACCGCTGGAAGGAAGTCACCGACACAGGAGCCAGACTGTTCATAGAGCAGAAGGCCAACCAGCCGGGGACGCCCTTGAATGCAGGAGGCACACCCGCAGCACCCCCGATCACAAGTTTTGGGGATGCAAACGCGGCGCTCAGGGAACGGCTGCGTCAAGCAACCTAATCCGAAAGGAAACCCATGGCGACTCAGACACTCGCCGCATTTGATGCAGCACTGAAGGACCTGTACGTCGGACCGATCGTGGAGCAATTGAATCAGAAGACGTATATTTTGGACCAGATCGAGCGCGACGCCGACCACATCGACCACACCGGCCGGCGTGCCGTCGTCCCGCTCCACAAGAACCGCAACCGTGGAAGGAAATCCATCGCAGACGGTGGAACCCTCCCAACGGCGGGCGCGCAGGTCTACCTCGACGCCATCGTTCCGCTTCGCTACCACACCTACGGTATCGAGCTGACCGACCAGGTCATCGAGGCATCCAAGACCAACGAGGGCGCTTTCGTCTCCGCTATCGAAGTGGAGTCCAAGGGCGTCGCCATCGACATGCGCAAGGACATCAACCGGCAGGCATTTGGCACCGGCAACGGCGCCCTGTGTGAGCCACCGTCCGCGACAGCTGGGGTCAAGAAAACCTCGAAAACGACCAAACTGGAATTCAACACGGAATTCGACCTCCAGTACATCCAGGTCGGGGACGTGATCGACGTTCTGAAAGAAGCCACCGGAGAAACCGGCAACGGTGTCGTCGGAGCGGAAGTGGTCGCAAGGTCGGTCTCGAACAAGGAAGTCACGCTCTCGACCACACTGGCAGCGGAACTCGCGGCGGAAACCTACCAGGTCTACGTCTCGGGCAACCGCAACCAGGAGATGGACGGCCTGAGGAACATCACCGAAAACGAACGGACGCTGCACTCGGTGAACTCGGCCACGGCGGGCAACGCCTTCTGGAAAGGCAACACCGTCAAAGCCGGGACGAGCTTCGCTGCCACAGCGGTAGCCGGCGAGTCCCTGTTCGAGCAGTTGGCGGACAACGTCGGAGCGCAGGGCAACGGCGACGTGGAGGTCTTCCTGACCTCACGTGGAGTGCGCAGAAGGCTGGCGGACTCCTACCAGTCCCAGAAGCGCTTCAACGACGCCAAAGCAGTCGATGTCCACGGCGGCTACTCGGCCATCATGGTCAACGAGATCCCGGTCGTCGCAGATGACGACTGCCCGAAGACCTACGCCTTCGGCTTTAACAAGTCCGCTCTGAAGTGGTTCGAGCAGACGAAGCCGGGCTGGCTGGAACGGGAGAACGGTGGGATCTTCCACCTGAAGACCGCCGGCACGGGGACTTACGCTGCTATCTGGCAGGCGTGGTTCCGTTGGTACGCGGCTTTGGGGGCGGTCGCACCAAATAGAACGGGAAGAATTGAATATGCCTCCGATGATGCTCCCTTCTAGGGGAACAGTCGAGGCGGTTCTGCTCTCCACTGGATGATTTCACGCTGGTCTTGGGGGGCCTTAGCTAGATTGCACTCGGTAGCTATGGTCCCCCGGGCCTAGCGGGATGATGTGATCCAGATGCCAGTTCTCGGGGTCCACAGGCAAGCCGCAGATGCCGCATAGCCCGTGGTCCCGGGTGAACATACATGAAACGGAGGCCACATGGCCAACATCACAGCAGCAAGCATCCTGTACGGGACGCCGGTCGTGGCCAAGGTGGGCGACCTCCTGTTTACCGTCACCAACATCGAAGTCTCCTCGGCGGCTACGGAATACGTCGAGGGTGGCATCGAACTCCTGCCGGCCAAACTCGGCCTGACAGACGAAGCGATCTCGGGCGCTCAGAGCGTTGCCAGGGAATCGGGCGTCGGGGCGATGGCATCGACCACGGCTCTCGCAGGGGCGATCTGGTCGGCTCCGTTCCTCGTCAAAGCCAAAGAACAGAACGAAGCGGGCAAAGAAGTCGCCGGGGCGTTCCCCTGTGCCGTGTCGCTGGTCAAAGGGGTCCCATACCTGCGCCTCTACGCCGCGACGACTGCGGGGCAGGCAGAACCGTTCCTCGAGGTCAAAGCCAAAACGGCGGTCTCGCTCTACACGACGACGATCTTCGCCTTTGGCAAGTAGATGGAGATCACCCCTGCATCCTTCGCTCAGGTCCACATGGGCCGCGATGGGCGTCGAGTCACAATCGAAGAGGATGTGGGAAACGTCGCCAAGAGGATCAAGGAGATCAACCCGCGCTTGGGCCTTCAATGGAACGAGCGCGGGGAGTTCTTCACGGTCTTTGAAGACGACGGCAAGACCGAACGATTGGTCCTCACCGCCCAGGAGTGCGACGAGCGGATCGTCAAACGAGTCGAAGAGATCGCCTCCCCGGGCTATGACTACCTCGGGGAGATCGACCGCATGGACGCACAGGCGGAGAAAGACAAGGACCATCGCTTCCACGAGCAGACGGGCGAGATCGGGGAACGTCTGGCCCATGCCCTGCGCAAAGACCTCCAGGCCAAGAACAAAGCCTTCGTCACGAGGAATGTCTGATGGCCTTTGAAACCTTCGGAGAAGTCATCACGGAGGTTCTGAACTTCGGCTTCGCAGACGGCCCCCAGGTCAACCGCAAGCGCGTGGAAAACTGGATCAACGAGGGCCAGCGCCAGATAGCACGCCAGGTCGAGGCCCCCGAATTCCAGACCACCGAGGTCATCACCGTCATCAAGGGCACCTACAAGTACACCCTCCCCGCCGACTTCCTGCGGGTGCAGGACATCTACTACGGGGAACTGGTCTGCCGGCTGAAACCGATCGATCTCCAGCAGTTCGATGAAACGGCACCCACCAAGTTCGAAGGCCCCCCGGAGAACTACACGCTCTACGCCAACGAACTCTGGGTCTTCCCGACGCCGAACAACTCGACCGACACGCTGGAAATGCGCTACATCAAAATGCCCCCGACGCTGGTGGCCGAATCGGACATCCCGCTTCTGGCGATGGACTACCTGCATCTGCTCGTGGACTACGCGGTGACTCGCGCCTTCGAAGCTGAGGATGACCTCGAAGCGGCGCAGGCCCACAAAATCCGCTGGAAAGAAGACCTCGACAACTACGCGACCGACAAGCAGTTCCGCATCATCGACCGGCCTCGCGTGCTCGACGGCTCATGGCGAGGCAGCGGTTATGGCGGGAGGGTGATCTGATGCCAACACCCCCCAACCTCAAAGAAGCCCATGAGTGCGGCGACTGCGTCTACTACATCGGCCCAGAGGACGGCATGGGGCGCTGCTCGAAGTACAACTACGGCGTCAACGACGACGAGGTCTGCGACTCCTGGGCACCCGGTGACCCGAAGGACGCAGCCAAACGCGCCTGGGCACGACACCGTAAACGTCTAGCGAAGGGATCGTGATGGCGTACACACCGGCACAGCACGAGAAGAACGCCACCATCGCTCCAAGCAAGGGTTATCCCCGTGGGCGCTTTCCCATGGGTGATAAGAAGCACGCCGAGCTCGCGCTCGAGTTCCTGCCACGCGCAAAGGGTATGTCCGGTAGCCAAGAGGCTGCCGTCCGCGCACGCGCCAACAGGATGCTCGCCAGCAAAAAGGCTATCGAGGGGAGGTAGGGCGTCGTGCGCGGGACGCCCTTCTAATCCTGAAGGAGAGCTGGACCGGCGGACTCAACACCATCGACTCTCCCTACACGGTCGCGGAAAACGAGACCCGTAGCTGCCTGAACGTCGTCAGCACCGAGCGCGGCTCAATCCGAAAGCGCTACGGATCGGTGCAGCTTCCCTCGAGCGGGGGCTTCCCGGCGGTCGAACTGACCTCCATGTTCGCCTGCACGATCGCGGGAGCCAACTACCTGCTGATCTCAAACGGCGAAAAGATCTGGTCCGTGACCACCGCCGGCGTCGTGACCGAAATCGGCAAAGGTTTCACGGCTGGGTCGAAGTGGAGCTTTGTGCAGGCTCCCGTCTCCATCGGAGTTGCTTCCCAGGGCCCGATCTACATGGTCAATGGGGTCGATAAACCCCAGTATTGGAGCGGCGCAGAAGCCAAAACCGAAGTCAAAGAATGGACCGGCGTAGCCTCATCGCCCAAATTCACGAACGGGGTCACCGTAGCGGCAGCGCAGACTCTGAAGAGCGCCACAGCCGGCTTCATCTCCTCAGACGTTGGTCTCATGGCCACCTTTGAATCGACCGTTGAAGTTGAAATCGAAGGCAAAGCCACCCCGATCAAAGAAGCTCTCATTGAATCGGTCCTCAGCTCCGAAGAGGTTGTCGTAGCGCTCCCGGGCGAAGCGGGCTGGAAAGAAGCCTACACGAGCGTCCATTTCTCAATCACGCGAGCCTTCTATCCCGAAGGCAAAAACGTCCCCAACGGTCAGTACATGGTGTTCTTCGGAAACCGCATCTGGATGACCGGGATCAAATCCGACCCCTCGGCCGTGTGGTTCTCAGAACTCGTCAGCATCGGAGAAGGTGGCTCCCAGGCTGATCCGAGCCAATGGCCGGCGACGAACGTCGTGCGCTTCGATTCCTCAGACGGGCGCTCGATCACAGGCATCGGCACCACAGGTCCCTACCTCTGCGTGTTCAAGGAATCGAAGACCTGGATCATCCACGACATCAACACCGGAGCCAACCGCAGGCTCTCGGACACCGTGGGCTGTGTCTCGCATCGTTCGATAGTCGAGACCAACGGCGGCACCTTCTTCCTCACCGCCGATCAGGGCATCTACCTGACCGAAGGCTCAAAGCTCCACGAGATGTCCTACAACGTGCGGCCCACGATCCTCGCCATCAACGCTGCCAAGCGGGAAAACGCCTGCGGGGCCTACTGGAACAACCACTACTACCTGAGCTTCGCGTATGAATCGAGCACGACCAACAACCGGACGCTCGACTACGACGTACAGCTCAAGTCCTGGTGGCTACACGATCTCACCGGCAACGAGTTCACGACCTGGGAAGTCACGAGCGGTAAGCCCGAGCTGTGTGCCATCCCGCCGGTCTCAGGGGCAGGAGTGATCCAGTGCTTCGTGGAAGGCATCTACACCGACAGAGGCGCGGTCTACACCGGCAACGGCACCCTCGCCGCCTACTGGCTCTCCCCGTGGGAACCATTCGCCTACTACGTCTTCCGCCACAGGATCAAAGCCCCATTCCTGAAGAAGCGCGTCAGGCAGATCTTCTTCAACGGCGAAGGCCAGATCATCCCCTCGGTCTACAAGAACTTCTTCCAAGGGGAACGCCAGGAAGGTGCGGTCGTCGGCAACCGCGAACAGAGCACCAAGGAACTCCCCACCAACTTCGCAGCGGCCTCTGAAAAATGGGCTGAAGGCGAAGGCAAATGGGCTGAAGAACCGGATGACATCGAAGTCATCTGGGGCGGCGAAGAAACCGTAGGCCAAGCCCGCATCTACTCTCCCGGCGTGGCCTTCACATGGAGCGTGGGCTTCGGCAACAACTCGGCTGAAGGGTTCATCGTGGACGCCTTCGTTTACGTCGCTCAGTTCCGCAAGAGCTAGGAGGTCCGATGGCCAAACTGACCGTAGTGCGCCCGACCGTGGGTGAAAAAAACGTCGTCGCAGAGCCGAAGGTGGACAACGCCCTCCTCGCCATCGAAACCTGGGCCAACGGCAACGTCGGCAAAGAAAACCTCGAAAACGGCGGGGTCGAAGAAGCGGCGCTCGCCACAGCGGTAGCCACCAAGCTCAACGCCAAAACCGGTGCAGGCCTGACCTACAAAACCTCATCCATCAGCCGCACCGCAGAACCCGGCGAACTGATCGAAATGACGGCTGGCGGCACAACGGTCACGATCTCGACCTTCACGGCCAACGCGCTCTACGGAGTGTTCAACCGCTCATCCGGGGAAGTCAAAGTCAAATTGACCGGCGGAGCGAGACTCTACGGGGACTTCATCAACGGTGCCACCGAAGTCGTGCTTCTGGAAAACCAGCACCTGCTCATGCAGGCCAATGGGACCAACCTGCTCATTGTGGCGGGGGGACTACCGGGCATGCGGGTCACCTATCACTCAGCAGAATTCACGTTCACACCCGGTGAATTCGCGGAGTCCACGACTAACATCACGGGCAAACTCCCTAAAGCCTCTGAATACACGGGACAGCGCATCACAGCATTCGCGGGAAATGGAACCCAGGAAATCAAATGCGAACATGGTGAACAGATCTATGGCCCTAGCTCGGGGCTCCCCGCCGGCTCTATTCTGCTCGAAAATCATCAGTCTGTTGAATTCATCGCTGATAACGGTAACTGGATTATCGTGGCCGGGGGACCCACGCAGTCGGGACGGGTGTTGCAGGTCATCGACTATGGGCGTGCTCTAACCAAAAAAGAAGAAGAAGAAGGGGCATCGGTTCACGCTTATATTCCCACGTCCACCTTCGCCGCGCTCGATACCACCAACCTGAGGGCGAAAATCGTGGCTCCGCCGAGCGGCAATGTGATGATTCACGCTTCCGCCTACGCCTACGGCTCCGAAGGCAACCTCTACATAGGTGTTCTCAGCGGTTCGACAGAAAAGGGACGTCCCGGAATAGTGGCCGATGGTGTTCCGTCCGGTACGGACATCCGATTCACCTATGACACGATAATTGAAGGACTAATGCCTGGGGCAACCTATAATCTTGATCTAGCTGCCAAGGCGGAACACGCAAACAAATGGACGATCATCGCCGGTCAGGGGGGCACGACAGGCACAACCGGCGGCGTCTTCTACAGCGTGACGGCGCTCTGAGCCGACCCCACAAACACAAGCGGAGCAAGCAGAGCGGCAAGAATCAAGAATCTACGCATGGCAAGTCCTTTTAGGTTGGGCCTACATCATAAAGGAGCGTCATGGGCATCTTCAAGCACGTACCCGTCACCTCCGAGACAGACAACACCCTGAACTGGGAGCAGCTCGAAGTTATCCTTGCCGGTCTGCAAGCCGGACTCAAGAAGATCGAAGAACAACTAGCCACCAAGAAATGAGGGGGCGATGGCCGGATCGTCGTTCGCACCCATAACGCAGGCAAACCCCGGAGCTGGGGCCGCCGTCTCGGCCAGCAATCCCTTCTACGCGACCTTCTGGGCAAACCAGGCTGCGCTCAACTTCTCGACCGAAAAGGCCCTCGCAGAGGACGCGCGAGGGCAGCGGGACACAAACGCCATCTACGAATACAACCGTGGGCTGAACAACCGAGCGGAGCCGCTGAAGCTCACAGCCAACCAGAACACGGCTAACTCTCAGGGCCTGGCAGAATCCGGCGTCCTAGCCAAAACCCAGGGACAGACGCAGACCAACTACGCTGAGAAAGACGCCCGACTCAGCGAAAGTCGGCGCAATGCGATCGAAAAATACCAGGAAGGCGAACGCAACGCGATCACTCAGTATGGCCTCGACACCGGCAAAGACGTCGCCTCAGCCCAAGCTGAAGGGCTGAAAGTAGCTGAGGAAGAAGGCGCGCTGCCCAAGGCCCCGGTCGTACCCGGCGGAACGCCTGTCAGCCAGATCAAAGCGGGGACTCCCATGAGCGAGATCAAACTCTCGCGCAATCCGACTACCAGGGCACAGCAGGAAGCAGCAGCAGAGCCGAAAGCTCCCTCTGCGCCCACGGTGGTTTCTCAAGGCCCTCAGCCACGCTCGCTTGGGCAACGACCCGAAACGCTTCGCCAGAAAGCGGCCAAGAAAGTGGTGATCTAGATCGACGCCACGAACGCAGGAACCCCAGCAGCAGGCGGTCAGCTCAGCGGCGAAGTCTCCCGACAGGCTGCCATAAAGCGGCTCTCCAAACAGCAGGGAGCCGTTAGGCAGTCATCCGGTTTCAACACCGGAGCTACAGGTATCCCGAAACCGGAGAAGTCGATGCTACAAGCACCCATAGGGATCAACCAATCCAGCACTCCTGAAAAGCGGAGACTGTGATGGCTGGACTAGGTTCTCTGAACATCCCAGCAGGACTTCGCCAGAGCGCCGCAGCGGTTGCGCTGGGGGCACCTAAAGGCGTGACCAAAGCTGCCCCTGCCAAGTTGCCCAAGGTGGCTGTAAAGGCCCCTGCGAAGCTTCCTGCAGGTAAAGCCCCAGCTAAGGCACCTGCAAAGGCTCCGAGCTATCCCAAGGTTCCCAAGGCTCCGAGCTATCCCGAGGTTCCCAACTACGGAAATGGCCTCCACTCCGAACCGGAAAAGCTCGCGTTGCAGAAGTCCTACGAACAGCGACTCGCCGAGGCCGAACTCACACCCCTACGCGAAGAGCAGGCCTCGATCACCGCCAACGAACAGGGAGCCTCCCAGCGGTACGGCGCTCAGCAGACGGGAGTTAACGAACTCCTAACCAACCTTGCCAAAGCCCAAGAAGGCTCCGCAAAGACCTTTGAGAACCAAGCGGCCGAGAATGCCCTTCAGCAGGGCAAAGCCATCGAAACGACCGGGCAACAGCAGGCGACCGCTACGGGTGGCTACGTTGCTCCAGAACTCAAAGCCGAGCTGAACGCAGAGGCCCAACGCGAAGCTGGAGCCGGTGCAGCAGGTAATACCTTCGCTCAGAACTCCGCGCAGGCTGGAGGCAACCTCTTGGCTGGGATCAGAGCCTCGGCCGCCCTCAGGGCTACCGAAGGCCAGAGCAAAATCGCCGGCACCTTCGGCAAACAGTCCCAGAAAGTCACCGAAGCAGAGAACCGCGTGATTCCGAAAGTGGCTCTGGCAGGCGCGAACTACTCTCAGAAGAACGCAGAAGCCGAAGCCAAAAACGCGGAGACGGTACGCGGGCTCGGACTCAAAACCATTGAAACCCAGAACAAAACGGCTGCCACCAAAAGCAAAATTCAGGACGAACGCTCGAAAGAACAAGACGAACGCTCGAAAGAGGAAGTGGCGAGGGCCAAGGTCGGCCCCGAAATCCAGAAAGACGAAGCGGACGCAGCTCAAGCGGCAGCCAAAGCCAAGAACGAACTCCATAAGATTGCAACTGGAACCGGAGGGCTTACGAGCTCAGAGCAGGACAAACTCGTCGAACAACTTGGCGCGGCCTACTCGACGATCGGCAACCTGCGTTCCAAAGGTGTGCCGGAAGCACGGATCGGAGAACATCTCGCCACGGGCTACCGGAGGGTCGAAACCGAACCGGGCAGCAAAAAGTACGTCAACGAAAAAATCTCCAAGGTCGAGAACACAACGCTCCAGAAAGCGGCCTTTGAACTCTGGAAATACCACACCGTCTCAGCGGTCACGCAGGCGGGACTCCGTACTCTTGGCATAAGTCTCACCCCACAGCAGCTCGCGACCCTCGTGGGGTTGTAGATGCTTCAAGGCGGATCGCTCGGCCCTCCTAAACCCAAAGGTGGCGTAGCCCCTAAGCTACCGATTCCCAAGGCCTCTCAGGGGCCTGTAAGCCGCTCTCAGGGCGTCGGGAAGCTCGTGGGGATACCAAAGCCCTTCGCAGGCGCTCCAAAGCTTCAGGGGGCTCTAAAGCAGGCCGAACGTCCTCTCTCTCCGGGACTTCAGCGGATGATGGCGGAATCGAAGGCCCATGAACCCAAAGGCGGCACAGGCGGCACAAGCCTGCCGGGAGCGACGATCACGCTCAACCCCCTACACGACCTCGGAGTCGCTGGGAAAGCGGTCCAGACCGGCTACAAGGATCTCGGCAACGCCGTGGGCGGTGGAGTGGCCAAAGAGACCGGGAAGCTCTTGGGCAACACCGCATCCAACCTCATCAATCTGCCGGCGCAGGCGATCGATACCGGCTATGCGCTGGGTAAGACAGCCGTCAAGAGCCTTGCACCCCCCGGTACCAAGGCCCACACAGAAGCCGAACAAGAACAGCGGGAACTCGTTAAGAGCTTCGTCCACGAATCTGCCGCCGCACACTTGGTCAAAGGCGAATGGCGCGAAGCTCTCCGTGCTGCCGAACGCAACCCGGTCAACACGGCGATGGAAGCCTACGGTGGGGCGAGCGCTTTGGACCGGGTGGCTGGTACAGCGGCACGTACGGGAGCGCTTGGTTCCGACCTAAAGGCAAAGACGAAACTCTCAGAGCCGGTCGTGCCGCTTCCGAGCATCAGCCGTCAGCCCAAGACCCTCTTGGCTCCAGGGGACGAGCACGCATCGGTAGCCCTTCGTCCCTACGACAAGGGACTCGTCAAGCGCCTGGTCCAAGGTGGCAAGGACTCCTCTGAGCGCCCGCGAGGGCTGAAGCTCACCCAGGCCTACCGCAAGCACTACGACCAGACCGAAGGCTCGCTTCTACGGATCAACCAGAACAGCCGCTCAGATGTCATCAACGCCCGCATGAAAGCGGTCAAGCCTGGGCGCAAGATGGTTCCGGGCACCGACGCGATCTCCCACTTCGGCTGGGGCACGCTCTCAGATCCCAAAGTCCTGAACGACAAAGGCACGCCGGTCTACCGCGATCAGCTCTCCCAGCTTGTTGAGCACCACTCAAAGCCGGTTCCGGGCGAGAGCGTTACCCAGAAGGACACACGCGAGGCCAACATGGTCCACGCGCAGAAGCTTCTCGAAGATCCCGCGTTCGAGCGCAACCCCCACGCCGCTTATGACGCCGCGATGAAAACGGCTGCCGATAAACGCGCGCTCGAGCCAGAGCTCATCAAGCACGGCATCTACACCAAGGACCAGATGCGCCAGGCAAAGGTCATCCCGGCCTTCCAGTTCCATTGGCGCAACGAGGACCCGTTCGTGGACATCGGCGCCGAGGACTCGCCGTTCACGATCTCGGACGGCAATTCAACCAATCAGGTCTACGCGGAGCTAAAAGCCAAAGCCAAAGCGGAGCTAAAAGCCAAAGGTGGAAAAGCCAAAGCGGAGCTAAAAGCCAAAGGTGGACGGAAGACCCTTTCAACCAATCAGGTCTACGCGGAGCTAAAAGCCAAAGGCATCGACCCCGACCAGCTCAGCTTCACGACCACCAAACCCTTCCAGAACCCCAACGCCGCCTATAACCGCACGCCGGCAGTTCCCAAACGCGCGGGTATGAAGCAGGCGCGCGGGTCACTCACAGGTGCAGCCTTCAAGAACGGCCAGTACGACCCAACCTATGACGCGGTCGTTCGCCAGCACCTCACCGATCAGAAACTGGTGGACGAGGCCAGGGCGGTCAAATACAAGAACACGCAGTACACGCTCACCAAGGAGCACTTGGCGGAACTGGCCGAACAGGGCATGGGCTCGTTGAGTGCCGAGGACAAAGCCATCGTTCAGGGGGAGATCGAGAAACTGCGGGAAGGATCGGTCTACTTCGACGGCAAGCACTCCCTCAGCCCGGGCCAAGAAGCGCTGGAGGCCAAGCAGCTCATCGAGGGATTGCACCCTGACGTTCGCCTCTCGCCGGCACGCATCGCCCATCCCTACGCTCCACGAGCCTTTCGCAACGCCCAGCTCAACGAGGACATCACCGATCGGATCGATCCAGCCATGTTCGTAGACGGCCGGGACGCTTCACGCTACCCGAGCACCCCCGCCGATCTCCACAACCGTGAAGCAGGAGAGATGGGGCTTGTCCACAAGGCGATCGCAGACGCGGAGCGCAAGTACGAGAACGACACTGGCTCCGCGATGCGCAACCTCATCACCAAACCGGCCAACTGGTGGCGGCGGGCAAACATCGCCTACTCGGTGAGGCACGTTCCGGGCTTGGCGCAGGAGATCGGCCTTCGCGCATTGGTCAACAAAATCGGCCCACAGTCCTACCTGCGAGGCCGGAAACTCTACGCCGAGGCGATGAAGGGCGAGGCAGCGCATCCCTTTGAGGCCCAGCGGCTCAGAGGGCTCACGGGTGGCACGGTCGCCCAGATGACCGAGGATCTGAACCGCAAGGTCACCGCCAACCAACTCTGGGGCACGCGAGCGGGTAAGGCCGTCGAACTCCTCCACGCCGCCGAGGCTCACAAGGTCAGCGGAGCACCCCTGCGCGCAGCCAGGGCCGCGATGGATGCCTATGGCAAGGTCACGACCTCGATCCTCCACGCCCAGCGCAAAATCCTTGAGCGTCCACAAGAGCTCGCGGGACTCGGCAAGCATTGGAACGACGAGGCCAAGCGCATCACCGGCAAATCCCTCCCGGTCATCAAACAGATGCAGGGCGTCCACTCACAGCTTGCCAAGGGCGTCCTCGACAACAAAGCCCTCGACGCCACGGCACGCTCCCTGAAAGAGTATTGGGGCGACTGGCAGGCCACTTCGCCGGCGGTGAAGAAGGCGATGGTCATCAGCCCGTTCTTCAAGTGGTACACGAACAGCCTCAAGTTCCTCTACCACACGCTCCCGGCGCACCACCCGATCAAGACCTCGATGCTGGTTCTGGCCGAGGACGCGACCGCCGAACAGCGCAAGGCCGAAGGTCAGGGCTACTCCAAAGGCCTGAGCCTCGGCCCGCTACAGCTCGCAGAAGGACAGCAGGGTTCGATTCCCGTAGGTCCGAACTTCAGGGCCAGCCAGGAGTACTACACGCCCTCAGGAGCCGTTTCCAGCGGTCTTGAAGGTGCTCTCGGAGCGGTATTCCCGTATGCCTCAGATGCTTGGGCGATCCTGCACGGCACCAATCCACTCTCTGGCAAGACACTTGAGAACTCCGAATACAAACAGATCACCGATTCGGACCAGCGCATCCTGCTTGCGCTGCTCTCGGGTCTTGAATCCTTTATGCCGCCGGTACGGATCGCCAAACAGCTGACCGAAAAGGGCAACCCCGAAAAGGAGGACCCGTGGGGCAAGGCCCTCGGCATTCCTCCGAGCCTCTGGAAAGTCATCCGTCCTCTGCGGACTGAAAAAACACGATCCCAGAGTGGAGAACCGAAACCTCTTCCCGGGCGACCCAAAGAAGCAGCCTTCGGAGCAGAAGCAGCCTTCGGCAAAGAACCCAAGACCGGCAAAGAAGCGGTATTCGGAAAGGAAGCGCCGTGACCCTCGTTGCCGTCTGGTTCTTTGATGGGATCGAATCGTGAATCCGGTCATCCAAGAAGCCGCTACCAAGTACGGGATCGACCCCAAAATTCTCCTAGGCGTCTACGGAACTGAGACGGACTTTGGCAGGGACGTAAAACCAAGTTCGGCTGGAGCACTGGGCCCCTTCCAGCTTGAGCCGAGCACTGCTCAGAGTCTTGGAGTTAAGGACCCCAACAACTTCAGGGAAGCCGCCTTCGGCGCAGCTCGCTACCTCGCTCAGTACAAGAGCCGGGGCATCGGCGGGATGCTGAGCGCTTACAACGCAGGCCCGGCAGGTGGCTACCAGGCAGGCTACGTCGCTACGACGCTCAAAAACGCCGGCTACTCGGGACCCATCGCAGAACCTGTAGCCAGTTCGCGCTCTCAGGGTGTCGGCCAGGTGCGACTGCCCAGCACGACCGTCGTCAACCCTCAGGCCAAGGGTCTTGAGATGCTGGCGAGCGAATACAGGTACTCAGACCCGGTGCTGGCCGGTGTGCTCGAACGACGAGCTGAACCCACGCAGTCAGGCGGAGGCACGATCAGCGTTCCCGGTGTCGGGGAAAGTCCTTCCAACCCAGGCCCATCTCCCAACCTCAAGACAGTCCCACCGCCGGTCAAGGTCACGCTCCCCGCCTACATCACCGGAGCAAAGAAGGCCGAAGCAGTCGTCGGTAAGGCTGAGGCTGCGCTGGGATATGCCAAAGGGGGCACGGCGGCTCCCCCGGTCGGCAAAGGAGCGCTAGAAGGTGCTCTGCGCTCCGCTGGGACTCAGAAAGTCTTCAACGCCTACCAGGGCAATGAAGACACCGGAGCTTCGCATAGAGTCATAGCCCAGGCTCCACAGGGCAAAGTGGTCAAGACCCTAGGAGGTGTTCCGTTGTACGTTCCTGAGAAGAAGCGATAGGCATGTTCTTGTCCTTCAAGGATGACATAGGCAACGAGCAGGCCATCGTGGCGCTTGCGCTCTCACCGAAGATCTCGGACGCCATGGCCTACATGAAATCGGCGGGCTACCAGATCACCGAGATCCAGCTTGAAAACATCAAGCGCAACAAAGCCGCTGAGGTCGAAAAGGTCCGCAAACAGTACGCGCCCCAGCTCGAGGCAAAGCTCACCGGCGACATGCTCGATGAGGCCCGCTATGCCACCGAAGTCATCAATCTCGCCATCCAGCGCACCGAGGAGCGTCTGAAGGCCAATCTCGTCATAGACCCGGCAAGGGTGGCTCGGGATCTCTCACAGATCAGAAGCCAGGGCATCGAGAAGAAGCTCGCCCTCGAAGGCCGGCCCACGAGCATCACCGAAAACCGCACCCCGGATGAGATCGTCCGTGCGCTGGTCGGGATGGGAGTTGCAAAAGAGATCACCGTCGAGTCAACGGCGGTCGAGGAGGAGTGACCCTCGCGGCCGTCCATACAACCGGCGTCAACTGGGAGTCTGTAGCGGCGATAGTGGGGACGCTGACCGGCATCCTCGCGCTCGGGACCGGCTGGATCGGCAGCCTCGTCAGGATCCACAAGGCCGAGATCGCCGGGCACATCGACGGCGTGGCTCGCACGATCGACACGCGCTTGGACAATTTCGAGGCCCATCTCGGACGCCAGGACCAGGCCGTGCAGAGCATCAGCGTCCGCGTCGCCCGCTTGGAAGGGCCGCTGGACCGGGCAGTAGCGGGCGTCCAGACGATCTCAGACGCAGTAAACGGCGGCGCTGGGGGCGAACCATCAATCCGCCAGAACGTCGAAGCCCTGCTTGAGCGCAAGGATCTCGATCCCGAGAAGCAATGATCGCCTCGCAGACTTCGCTGAGTTGGTATTGGCTCTGGCACCCCCTTGTGGGTCCGGGCTATCAGTTCTGGAGCGGGATTGGCTCAGACATAAGCGAGGTCACGCTGGTTGGGACCTTCATCGGGGGTATCCTGATGGGCTATCGCCACATTGAATGCCAGCAGGAAGGTTGCCACAGGTTAGGACGCTTTTCCCACGGGCACTACAAACTCTGCCACGTACACCATCCGCACGCGCCCTCTGACGGCAAGATCAACCAGACTCACATCGATGAAATTGACAAGGAGATGATGAATAGATGGAGGTAAGAGTTGGACCGGCGACCATCGTCGGCTACCTACTGACGGCCATCGGAGCCGCAGCAACAGCCTGGGCCGCTGCCAGCCACAACCCCGCGATCTCGGCAGAAGTGCTGTCCATCGTCACGGTGGCCGCAGGCGTGTTCACGAACCTTGGACGCCAGTTCCAGGCCGGTAAGAAACCTGACGAAGTGCTCCACAATGTGCTTGAAAGCGCCGTAAAACCGGACGCCTGATGCACATATCGAGCAACGGGCTACTGCTGATCGAGCGATTCGAGGGGTTCTCGTCCCATGCCTATTGGGATTCCTACGGCAGAGTCTGGACCATCGGGTTCGGCCAGACGGAAGGGATCACGGGCTATACGCGACCGATCTCTCGCGCGCAGGGAACCGCGAATCTCAGGCACTTGGTGGAAGAGCGTTACGAGCCCGCGATCCGCAACCTCGGCGTGGACTTCAACCAGAACCAGTGGGACGCGCTCTGCTCGTTCGTCTGGAACCTCGGCCCTGGAATCCTCGAGGGTTCGCTGGGCGAGCAGCTGAAGGCTCACGACTTCCAGGCCTTTGCCGATTCGATGCTCGCCTACGACCGCGCCGGGGGTGTCGTGCTTCAGGGACTCAAGACCCGCAGGGAAGCTGAGCGGGCGTTGTTCCTGCAGCCGGCGGTCCTTTCCTGGGCCTATGTGCCTGCCGACGAGGTCTCCTGGGAGATCGCCTTTGACAACCTCAGAGGCAAGCGCACAGCATTGGCCAACATCAGACGCGCCCTCCTGGTGCGTAAGATGACTGCACGCAGGAAGCTGATCTGGAGACTTGCAGAGCGGGGCGGCTGGAAAATCGAGAACCGCTACAACCGCTATCTCGCTCTCAGGGCAAGGACAGGTGGCTGATGCACGAGCATGAGATCTGGCAGGCCATTCACAATCTAGAGGAGCAACAGATGTCCACACAAGCAGAAGTCGATGCCCTTACGACCGCCCTTCAGCAGGTGGCCACCGACCTCGAATCCGACGCCACGACGCTTCAGAGCGAGCTCGACAACCTCGAGAGCCAGATCACAGCGGGCAATCCGGTCGATCTGAGCGCCCTACAGACGGCCGTAGCGGCTCTGGACCCTAAAGCCAAGGCAATCGGTGCCCTGGTCCCTGAGAAGCCCGCAGAAACGCCTGTGGCGACTCCTGTGACCGGCGCTCCCACACCCACGGCAGGAGAAACCCCGACCACTCCCGCACCCACGGAGCCAACCCAGTCGGTCTACACCTACTCAGCCGGCGATGGCATCACCCGGGACGCAAGATTCACGGCCTCCGGCTTTGAGACCGGCCCCGGTGGGGTTCTGGAAGAGGGCGAGCCGCTGTACTACTTCGCCGGAGACTCAACAGCGACCTCGACGCTCGGCTCTGACGTTCCCGGCTACACGCTGTTCACGGGCACCGCTCAGCCAGTCCCCGCCTGATCCTGTAGTATCGCGTCCGCCCCGAGCGCATCGGGCAGTCCATACGCAGCATCCCCTCCTCGGCAAAGCCCTCACTTCGGTGGGGGCTTTGTTGGGTTCTGGGGCATTTGCTATTCTCGCCGCCCGCGATTCGCGGATGGCCCATAAGCGCGAGAAGGCGCGGGCGAACGGGGTCTGACAAACGCGGGCCCGAACCGAGAAGGAGGTCACGTTGACATCCGTATCGACTACCGTAGTACCCGCAGGCAGTGGAGGTTGTTCGTCGCTGGCATCGTTGCAGCGGCTCTGATCCCTACGGCGTTCGTAGCGAGCGCCAGACCTGTCGGGAAGCAACTCAAGTTGCCTCCCGGCTGCCGGACCCAACTATGCGCGAAAAGAGTTGGGCGTGCGTGGTGGGAAAAGCATCACCCGAAGGCCCACGTAGCCGCAATGAGCGCGTTGGAGGCGTGCATCATCCAGCACGAGTCCGGGGACGATCCTCGGGCCGTCAACGGGCAATATGAGGGCATAGGCCAATGGGAACCTAGCCGCTGGCTCTCAGACGGCGGGGGACGGTACTCACAGACCCCGCTGGGAGCCACCTACGCCGAGCAGGAGCGCATCCTACGGGGCGAGGGCGAGGCCGGGATGATCGAGCAGCAAGGGAAATACGATGGGTGTGGTTAGGGTTGGCGCACGGTTCCAGCGCTGAGCGGGCTATGATCCCACAACCTCTCGGTTGAGGGCTACCAACGGGCCGTCATCTTCGGGTGGCGGCCCGTTGCGATCGCCACCCTCCTGCTCGACCGTGACATCCGGGTAGGGCTCGTAGTAGTCATCCGTCTTGCGCATGTTGTAGCGGAGCACTTTGCCGATCAGCTCGTCACCCTCGTTCTCGGGTCGCCAGCCTTCAACCTGCTCGGGCTCCTCGTCCAGCTTGTCTTTCAGAGACATGAAAAATTGAATCGGCCTTTAAATGAACCCTAGAAGGCCTTTCTAGGGATGCCCTCACCTAGAAGGCCTTTCTAGGGATGCCCTCACCGCCTGTTGCCCTATAACTACTGTTGGGCAACAGAACGGATTTGTTCAAAGTCGAGTCCCTCGCACCTTGACCCTAACGCCCATCTTCTGGACGATTCGCCTCGCGGCTCCCGGCGGGACGGGTTCCCGCCTCCGGTGCTTGCCTGTGATCGGTTGCGCCGTTCGCAACTCAAGAGGGTTCCTCTTCGACCCCGGGAAGGCTTCCGCCGTGCCCGGTCACGGGAGCAGTTGGGCGCTACATGAGCGCCGCTCCCGTGTGAACGAGTTGCGAGGCGGGTTTACTACTGCCGCGCAAGTGGTATGCTGACGTCGTTCTCGTCACGGAGACATTGTAGCAGCCAACGGGCGCCTCGTCAATAGACGGGGCGTTCGTCGTTCTAGCCGCATCCATCCATTCGGTTATGATGCCTCAGACCCCAACCACAGGAGGACCAGCATGACCGACGACACCCCCGATGAGGACGCCCCCGAGGTTTCCGAGCCGGACCCCGAAAGACTTGGCGAAGCTCTCTTGGCCGTGCAGGTCGAGGCCAAGGCAGTCCAAGCCGACGCGATCAACGAAGGATTCAAGCGCAACGGCAAGCCATCGAAGTACGTCCCACTTGAGACGCTGATGCCCGCGATCCTGCCGCTGCTCAACAAGCACGGTCTGGTCTGGATCACTCGCCCTATCGAAGGTCCGATGCTCAACTACCACCTTCTACACGTCGAAAGCGAGGAGAGCATCACCGGCACCATGCCCCTCCTCGGAGTCTCCAACATGCAGCAGCTCGGGGGAGCCATCACCTACGCCAGAAGGCAGTCCCTCATGGCAGTCCTCGGCCTGGTCGCTGAGAAGGATGACGACGGCGAGAAGTCCTCCAAGCGGCCGAGCGGCGATGACCGGCCTCTGCCGAAGGCCAAGCGCGAGAACATGGCGGCTCAGATCGAGGCGTCGGGCAAAGACCTGCAAGTCATCCTGACGAGTGTCGGTGCCGAGAGCCTTGAGGCGGTGACCGTCGCGCAGGCCAAGCAGATCGCGGCGCTGCTATGACCATCACTGAGCTTGGCGGCGAAGTGGTCGAGCGCGAGATCGAGGGTGTTGGCCTTCTGCGGTTTGAGAACTTCGGCGTTGGCGAGTGGCTGACGCAGAAGGGCGAGCCGGCCAAGAAGGCGCGACGCCGCTATCTGCTCAACGGTCAGGAGCTTGACTCCGTGTCATCGGTCGTCGGGCTGCTTTCCAAGGAGGCGCTCTACTACTGGCACGAGGACCACGGCGCTCGAGGAGCCATCGAAGCGATGGAGGCGGGCGAGCTCGAGGGCGTCCCGATTGAGGAAGCGATCAAAACGATCCGCGCTCTCAAGCTCGGAGCCAAAGCCGCCAAGGAGGAGGGAGCCGACCGAGGCATAGCGATCCACGAGGCATTTCAGACTCTCGCCGCGACAGGAGAGGCCCCGAGGTTCGGAGATTTCCCGCAAGCGTGGTGGCCGTGGGTCAAGGGCTGCGCGAAGGCATGGCTCAAGCTTGACCCCGAGCCGATCGACGCGGAGTTCATGGTCTGCAACCCCGAGGCAGGATACGCGGGCAGACCCGACCTCTACTGCCGCTCCAAAGGCCAGCGCGTATTGGTCGATTACAAGACGGGCAAAGGCCGCATCTACGAGCAGGCGCACTACCAGACGCGCGGATATGCGGAGGCGTTCGAGCCGTGCCACATCGACCCCCCCGACCGCATCCTGATCGTGGGCATCGGTGACGATGGCTCAGTGATCCTTGAGGATTGCGCCGCAACCTCCGAGGACTGGTCGGCGCTCCTGCACACCTACCACTCCCGCAAGCGAGTCAATGCAGCGATGGCTCTGGCGACCAAGGAAGCGAAGGCGGAAGCATGAAGTCCTCCGAGCGCGACGAGCTCCTCGTCCAGCAGACCACCGCCGCAGTCGAGCAGGCAACAGCCCTGAGAGACATAGATCACCGCCTAGCGAGTCTTGAGGCAGGCCAGCGTCGGCGCGAGAGTCTGCAGAAGCTGCCACCGCTCCCCCGACGCCGTTTCAGACGCTTAGACGGCCTCCCTGGATGGGATGCCCGAATCCCCGACGAGCACATCATCGAGGGCTCAACCGTGAAGTGTCGCTGCGGAGCCGAGACGATCCTCTCGCTCCGAATCCCGATGGCCTGCACCGGGGAGTGTGGGCGGTGGTTCCTGCTCACCGATGCTGGTGTGATGTGGAAGCTGCTCCCGGAATGACCGACCTCTCCACCCCCACGATGACCCAAAGCCGCCTGGAAGAAATCGAGAACGATCTCGCCATGCGCCAGAACCTCTACGAGGCTGCAGCGAGAGCATGGTTCGTCAAGCAGGGCAAGATCACCAAGGACCGAGCCGTCGCCTACCGCACCGCATCCGGCGGCTCGACTGAAAAAAAGGAAGCGGCCAACGAACTCCACGGCGAGGATGGAGCACTTGAGCAGGGAGAGTATGAGGCCCTGCGCGCGGTGATAAAAGTGCTCGAAACCCGCGCCACAATCGGAATGTCAATCCTCAAGAGCCAAGGGAGAACCTGATGACCAAAGACAAGACCCCCACCGCCATCCTCTCCCGCATCCCCTCGATGAAGCCAGTCCGCACCCCAGAGCAACAGCAAGCCTACGAAGAGGTCACCAAGCGCAACGACGCCATCCAACAGACCAGGCTCAAGCAGCCGGCGAGCGGAGTGTGGGGCCGGGCTCCGAAGTGAGGCCCCGATGCTTCCTCGCTGAGTTCTCGGAGGAGCCCTGCGAAGGCAGACTCCGAGCAGTCCACCTGATCCCCAAACAGACGCTCAGGCGCGCCTCCTGGGACCCCTGGGACCCTCGATCCTTCGTCCCGGCCTGCGGGGGCATCATGGGGCTCTCCGGCTGTCACGGACGCCTCGACGCCCACCAGATCACGATCCCCCCGGAGAAGCTACCCCCGGAGCTGATCGAGCTTGCCGAGGAGTCCGGTCTGATCTGGTACCTGGAACGGCGGTACGGCTATGCCCCGTCCTGACCGCTCCCACCTAAAGCTCATCGACACAGCCACAGGCGAGATCACCGAGTACGCCTGCGCCAGCTGCGGAGTCAAGGAGCACGAGATCGACGGCCTCACCCGGAAGATGCGAGGACTGGCCCGCGAGAACTCAGAACTCCGCCGCGACAAGGAGGCCGAAGCCGAGGAACACGAGCTGCGCCCCGTCATCGATGCCCTGTTCGCCTACTGGCAAGAGGTCACCGGCCACACCCGCGTGCGCCTCACCTACCAGCACTTCTGGTGTGCCCTGCCGATGCTCAAAGCCTGGGGCGTGGGCAACTGCGCAGCCGCCATCGCAGGCAATGCCTATGACCCCAACACCAAACCCAAGAAGAACGGCAAAGGGCTAGAGGTCTACAACGACTGGGAGACCGTCTTTCGCAACTCCGGGAACGTGCGCCGGTACATCGAGCGACGCCCCGCCGGTTGGACGCTCCCCGAGAACTTCTACGGTCTGCCCGATGGACGGCCCAACCGTCCGCCTGTAGATCGGTTATGATGGGCACCCCAAACGAAAGGCAGAACCCATGACCGCAACACTCACCAACGGGGCAGTCCTGGCCCGCCACGAGATCAACACAGACGGCATCGAGCACCTGGACCTTGAGTGCCCGGTCCTCACCGGGCCCCAGGCGCAGGGCGACGTGCTTATTGTGCCCGTCGAGGCATCGAAGGACCGCGGGGAGAAGATCCCCACCGAGGGCATCACCGTCGTTCGCGGTGAGGCAAGGGGCGGCAACGCTCACATCCTGCATGTCCTTGAGGGCGAGGCGTTCTGGGGCTCTTCACCGAACGCCGACACCGAGCTGCGTCAGGGGGTCCTCACGGTGCCCGATGGCGCCTCGGCAACGCTGATCCACACCCAGGAGCACAACGTCATCGGGATCGGCCCTGGCACGTACGAGGTCCGCCGTCAGCGCGAGTTCGCCGGCGAGTGGCGTCGCGTGAGCGACTGAGATGCCCAGGCGAATCGACAAGCTCACGGAGGCGCAAAAGGCCACCTTCCCGGAGTGGGAAGCGAAGTGGCTTGACCACGGCCTGCGCACCGGACCTCTCTCGGAGGAGGAGTGGGAGCGCGTCCGCGTCGGGGCTGTGGATGCGGCACGATTCTCAGGGTTGCCTGAGCCGATCCTAATCCGGTGCGCGTCGCCGTTGGCGGCTGCGATTGCCGCGCCTGTCGCTGCCTTTGTTGCTGCGGCGGCAGAGGGTTCGCTGCCTGAGGGCGTTGAGTCGGGCGTCGCGTCGGGCGTCGAGTCGGGCGTCTGGTCGGGCGTCGAGTCGGGCGTCTGGTCGGGCGTTGAGTCGGGCGTTGAGTCGGGCGTTGAGTCGGGCGTCAGGTCGGGCGTCGAGTCGGGCGTTGAATCGGGCGTCAGGTTGGGCGTCGAGTCGGGCGTTGAATCGGGCGTCTGGTCGGGCGTCTGGTCGGGCGTCTGGTCGGGCGTCTGGTCGGGCGTCAGGTTGGGCGTCGCGTCGGGCGTCGGGTCGGGCGTCGAATCGGGCGTCAAATCGGGCGTCAGGTTGGGCGTCTGGTCGGGCGTCAGGTCGGGCGTTGAGTCGGGCGTCAGGTCGGGCGTCAAATCGGGCGTCAAATCGGGCATCGGGTCGGGCGTCAGGTTGGGCGTCTGGTCGGGCGTCTGGTCGGGCGTTGAGTCGGGCGTCAGGTCGGGCGTTG